TTGCCCATACAAACTTCCTTGTTGGGGAAGCGATAAGTTGCAGTTGTTACCACAACAGCAATCGAAAGGTAAAAATCCTAAATGGGTTTGGTACACTTCTGTAACAAATCCAAAGAAAGATGATACCGTAGAGAATGGTGGGGAATAGTTTGAGGGGTCTATTCTTCACCTGCTCTATATGATGTTATACTTTGTAGTGTTTAAACATAAAAAAGATAAGGAGTATAAATTGTTTACTAATACAGTATTTGATAAAGAAAATGAAGCAGAGAAGTTTGGTAAAAAAAGTATGAAAAGAAACTATGAACATAAAATTTTAGAATATAATAGTGAAAACTACGATAGGTATTGGAATGAAAAAGATAAATAAAGTTAATGCAATTAATTCTGTTAAAGTAATAGTTAGCCCTTGGCAAAAGGGTTTTCATTGTGGTATTATAATGGATAGTAAATCTAAGATGACCACAGAGCAATATGAATTATGTTCTACAATAGCTAGAGGCATGATAAAGATGGCAACTTCTGACCCCCATTCAACGTTTCTGTGGGGACTTCGTGGATTTGCTGAAGATAAAAATAAAAGTGGTAAAGATATGACAATCAGTTCTGTAGCAGAATTTGATGATGAGTCTAATGTCATAGACTTTCTAGAGTTCTTAAAAAAGAAACGAGATAAGGAGTTAAACTAATGGCAACGCACTTAGTTATAGGTGACCCTCATTGTACACCTAAAGCAAACAATGATAGATTTCTGTGGGCAGGTAGAGTGGCAGCAGATTATAAAGTTTCTCATGTAATATGTATGGGTGACTTTTGTAGTATGGATTCTCTATCTAGTTATGATAGAGCAAAGAAATCCTTTGAAGGCAGAAGATATCAAAAAGATATGGAACATTCACATCAAGCACTATCTTTATTTAACAAAGGACTAGGTAAACATAAACCTAGAAAGATAATGATACATGGCAATCATGAAGATAGGATTGATAGATTTGTAGATGACAATCCAGAACTAGATGGCACATTAAAAATTAGTGATCTTAAATTTAAACAGTATGGTTGGCAAGAAGTTCCGTATAAACAAATGAAGATTATTGATGGTATATATTACTCACATCATTTTCCATCTGGTATTATGGGTTCAGCTATATCTGGAGAAAATATTGGGAGAACTCTGTTGACAAAACACAAAGTTTCTGCTACAGTGGGCCATAGTCATTTGTTAGATTATGCTATATCTACATTACCAAATGGCAAAAAGATACACGGATTATCTGCAGGATGTTATCTAAATCATACAGAGCATTTTGCTAGAGATACACAGCATATGTGGTGGAGTGGTCTTATACTTAAAAGAGAAGTAAAAGATGGTAATTATAATATAGAAACAATTGATATTAAAACTATTAGGAGAGAATATGGTAAAAAATAAAAGAACATATCATTATAAAAAAGATCATAGTCACGATATGTCATACGAGAATGAGATTAGTTATGATAATGTAAATGCACCTGCACATTATCTACATGGTAGAAAAGAAACTATTGATGTTATTAGCGATTGTATGACTGATGATGAGTATCATGGATATCTAAAAGGTAATATATTAAAATATGTTTCTAGATATAAATTTAAAGGTGAACCTTTAGAAGATTTACAAAAGGCACACTGGTATTTAAATAGACTAATACAGGAGGTTAAATGACGCATGGTGAAAAAATGGCTTTACTTGGTAAAATAAATATGTTATATGAAGTTACCTTAGAAATACAAGATAAAATAAATAAATTAACTAAGCAATTAGAGGAGGCAGAGAAAGACGATGGGACAAGTAAAACAGGCAATAATTGAAGTAGAAGATTTCGTTGCAGGTTGTTTACGTCAAGGTAGAACGTTAAATCAAACCATACGAGATGCCAGAGATTCAGTGGCAGCAAAAAGTAATCCTTATTTTGATGATGAGGAATTAGTAGAAAACAAATACTACCAATTTAAAGGAGCAGAGTAAAATGTTTATGAGAGATATATTAGATGCTTTAAAAAAAAGATATGAAGCAGAAATAGATATAGCAAAAGCTACAATACAAGTATACCTAGATAAACCTGTAGGTATAGGCGAGCATCCACAATTTGCTGAAGAGATAGATAAACAATTAGAAGCAATATCATGTGCATGTGATAAAATAAAAGTGATAGATAAATTCTATCCTAATGAAGACGATATACCATTTTAATAGGAGGATAGATGGCTGAAGAAAAACCAAAGACACAACAACCTACCCCTAGAACATATTTTATAAGTTCAGAACAACTAATGGATATTATGAGATATTTAATGACAAGACCCTATGGTGAAGTTGTTAAGTTAATGAACTCTCTATCAACACTTACACCCGTAAACTCTGATGGAGGGAAAGATGTCGGAAAAAAATAATTTAGATAAGTATACTGGTATATTATTTGAATTAAAAATAGGGTTAAATAAAGATAATGCTATTGTAATTGATTATGGTGGTAAACCTGTAGGTAAAATTAGAGAGGCTTTAAAAGGCTATCCCTATCATGGTAATCTATGTGCTGCTGTAATCAATCATGCTAATGCTGTGGGGAGAAAGTTACAAGATGATATCAAACAACTTATACAGAAAGTTTAGAAAAATGTTTTGGCACAATAGAATTATAGATTTTGTTGAGAGATGTACTTCAAGATTTAATAGTTATCTCTGGACAAAAAGATGGGGTGATAGATCGTTGTATCAATCAGACCAAAAAAAAAGACACCTAGAGTAAATACTCTAGATGTCTTGTGTTGCCTGTGTGGGGGAGTCTATATGGCTCCCCTTTTTTATTGTAGGTTATTCATTTGATCCGTTATAGGTTTTCTTCTAGGGATCAATACATTTTCTGTTTCTATTATTGGTTTAATTCTATCATTATATACACTACTTAAAAGATTAACATAGTTTGGATTCTCTGCATATGATGACATACCCTCAAACATATTTGGTATGGGTTTATTTTGTTCTGCAGCTTTTACAACTTCACTATATCTATCATCAGTTGTAATTAAATTAATAAATGCATTTATACTACTTTTTGCATCGGCAAAACTACCTATATTAACTCCACCTGTAGTAGTAACAAAATCTTGATCACCTATAGGTTTCATACCAAAATAATTGTTACCTTTTTGTGCAGTTGGAGCACCTTTAAATTGAAAATTACCTGTTTCTAAAGCAGCTACTGTAGCTATAAATCCTGGTTTAATTTTTCTTTCTATAGAATCTTCAGGATATTCTTTAAGAACTTCATTAATTGATTTTATAAAACTTTTAGTGTCGTTTATTTCAGCCATAGTAATACTACATATAATTAAACTAGCAATTCCAAGCACGAAGTGCTTTATTAATTCTTGAATTTGGATCATTAGCAGTCTTAGCAGATGTAAGTTTTTTCTTCATGCCTTTCATCCTTGCACAAAAGCTAGCTCTTCGTTTATTACCAACTTTTTTACTAGGTCTTTTTAGATTAGCACCTGTAGTTCTTTTAAAATACCTACGACCTGCTTCGTTTAATCCTCCAGAGGGGTTTTGATACTTTTTAGCTACCATTATTTTTTCTTAACTGTCATGGCAGCTCTCCTAAAATTAGCAGCAGTGGGTGCACCTTTAGCACCTTTCTTTCTCATCTTACCACCACGCTTTCTTTTAGCATGTATATTAGCGTATAGTCCTTTTCCTGGCATTATTTTTTACCTTTTTTAGCTCTTAACATAGCAAAGTCTTTCTTAGTAAGTTTACCATCTTTGTCCATGTCTAGTTTTTTTCTATTGCCTGTTACTTTTTTACCTTTTTTCATTTTTTTATTTTTCATCATTTTTCCGTAGTGTCCTGGCATTAGCTGTACCTCCTATATTTAGCTGTTTTTTTTGCAATCCCTTTCGGTTGCTTCACAAATTGTTTGCCCTTTTTTGTTCCTCTTCGTTTTGCTCTTGTCGTTGCCGCATACTCCGCAGATGATAGAGCTTTGATAGCTTTCTCTGGCAAATATCTTTCCCCAGTCTCCGAAGACTTCTTGCCAGATTTCGTTCTCCATTTCTGTTTGCTCCATGCTTTTAAACTCCTTTGACTTTTAGCAAGTGCCATTATGTTTTTCTCCCTTTTCTTATGCTTTCTTTACCTTTTTTAAATATAGATGCCACCTGTGTTTTACCCATAACCTTTGCTCTTTGTTCACCAACAGTTAATATTTG